AAAGTGCTTATCGTATACTAGAACAGAGTGACGATGAAGTAGAAATATACAGAGCGCAAGGACAACTGCATATACTAAGACGTATGGAAAATATGCGATTAGAAATACAGACCGCAGCTAAAGGAACTTGATATGATAAGTTTAGAAAAGTTAAAAGATCATCTTATACAAAAAGAAGGTTTAAAGTTAGAAGCTTATAAACTTCCTGGTGAATTAAATTATACTATTGGCGTTGGACATCATGGTGCTGATGTAAAGAAGGGTATGAAAATAACTGAGGAAGAAGCAGAACAACTATTAGAAAAAGATATACAGAGTAAACTAGAACTAATAGAAAGAAAGTTACCTAACTTTAATGAATATAGTGAAAACTTACAAAAATTTGTAGTGGATGGTTTTTTTAGAGGAGATCTTTCAGGTAGTCCTAAAACATTAAAATTATTAAACGAAGGTAATTTTGAAGAGGCAGCACAAGAATTTTTAAGAAATGAAGAGTATAATGAAGCGGTAATCACTGGAAGTGGAGTTGCTTCTAGAATGGAAGATATATCAGAAGCAATTAGAAATGAAGCTAATATAGATGATTTAGAAGCTACTACTATGCCTACTATGGAAACAAAAAGAGATGATGGTAGAGAAGCTGTTCCAATGCCTGAAGAAAAACCTAAAATGGATGACACTCAAAAAATGTTAATTGATGAGGAGTCACCAGGAAAATTTAGAGATATGCCTCCTCAAGCAGAACCAGAGGATAGAACCTTAGTACCATCAGAGGAAGAAATGGATGATGCACCTACAGGTGACAATATTTTTACTAATTTCTTTTCTTCTATTAGTAATCTTTTTGATAGTGATGATGATGAAGGTGATGCTCCCATCCCACAAGAAAAACCCCAAACTTTAAAGAAAGGTGGTTCTGTAGAAGCAGACTTTGATGGTAAAGATAATGATGATGAGGATGAAGACGAGGGAGATCCACCACCTCTAGCTAAACCTGAAGAAGTAGCAGATGATATACCTGCAATGTTGTCAGAAGGTGAATACGTACTACCTGCTAATGTAGTTAGGTATTTAGGACTAGAGCGTATTATAGATATGCATCAAAGGGTGTTACATGAGATACAACAGATGGAGGATCTAGGTATGATCCAGAATGTTGATGAAAATGGTAAGCCTGAAAATGATGATGATGAGATGAAGTTTATACAACCTAAAGGTAAAGTGACAGAAACTGTAATCATAGCAGCTAAACCTCAAGGTATGATGTGTCCACCAAAGATGGCAGAAGGTGGTGAAGTAAATAGAAACATAGATATAGATAGAACATTAGATGACGATGCATTAAAAATTAGAGCAGATATAGCTAATCAACGTAACCCTGTAGGCTTTGAAACTGTATTTGATCCTGAAGTAGGAGTAGTAAAAATTAAAACTCCTAAAGGAGATATCAGTGTAGACAAAGGTTTAGTAGGTGGATTTAAAACTTTAAAAACAGGTCCAGAGGGAGCAGACCCTGCTGACCCTGATGTAGGAGGAACTGCATCTAGTTTTGATGAAATTAGTAAATCTTTTACTGATATACTATCTGCTGAATTAGATCGTGCTAGAGATTTAATGTCAATGGAGCAAGAGCAAGCAGATACAGAAAGAGGTATAGCTGATGTAGATGTAGGTTTGCAGGAACAAGAAGATGAAACTAGTGATGCAGCAGAAACAGGTGCTTCTGAAGCAGAAGATGGTGGCGTAGGTGGTGGAGCAGAGCTACGATCAGGTGGTCTAATGGCAAAGTTTAATACTGGTGGTGGAGTAGATTACAACATAGCTGGTGTAGGAACTGTATCAGGCGATATGCAAATGGGTGATCAATCAGAAGAGATGGAGAAACCTAAAACATATGAAGAGATAAGAGAAGATATACTAGGAGATCCATTTAAAGATATGCCTGATATGCCTGATGATTATGGTAATATAAGAAGTGAAAATTATATTTACAAAGATAATCCTGTTTTAAAAGGTCAAAATTTACAAAAAAGAAAAAAACGATCTTCATATGTTTTTGATCCTAATGCATCAGGTGGTAGAGATGCAAATGATTATACTAATGATAAAGAAGTAAGACAATTACTAGATAAAGCAGGAGTTGATAGTGAAGATTATGCATTTGTAATGCAAGATTATAACAAAGGCAGAGAAAATATTGTATCAGGAGCATCAGGAGGAATTGGAATACAATTAAATGAACAATTAAAAAGTGGTCTAGATGCACTAGCAGACAAACGTAGAATATTAAAAGAAGGATTAAAACCTTCTGATATACCAGAGGGAGCTACAAATAGAGATATATTTAAAAAAGTATTCTTTAATGAAATAGATAACTTTGGAGAAGAGTTAGATCCAAGTAATTTTGAGCAAGATACTCGTCTTAATAATGTATTAAATATTACTGATAATGAGTTAGAAAGACTTAGATCTGGTAAGGATGCTGGAACATTAGGTAAAGAAGAAAGAGAGCAAATAGAATTTTTAGATAAATTCTCATTAGATGCACCAGCAGATACTAGCACAATTAATCAAGGATTATCTGTTTTAAGTGGTGGACGGCAAGGCAAAACTTTTGCTCAGAGACAAACAAAAAGACCAAGATCAGGCATAATGGGCGAAGGCCAATATGTCGAAGGAGTGGGTTACGTTACGTAATCTATATGTTAGGGCTACCTTCTACCCTTTTCATGGTGAAAAGCTACTAGATGCCCCCGAAAAGAAAGTGAAATAAAATGCAAGTAGTACAAGAAGTAAAAACACAACCAATACGTTACAAAAAGAAAAGCATAGAAGAAGAAGATAAAGAGATTGAAGAACTAGAAGCAGAAAGGAATAAAGTAGAAGAGGAGGAAGTAGAAGCTGAACAAGAAGCAAAAGCAGAGGCTGAACTTAATCCTGAAGAAAAAACATTTAAAAAGAGATATGGAGATTTACGTAGACACGTACAAAAGATACAGGAAACACATGATTCTGAAATACGTAGTCTAAAGGAACAGGTAGAAGGACTTACAAGAAAACAAGTTAAGCTACCTAAAACAGATGAAGAACTAGAGCAATGGGCTGAGAAATATCCAGACGTTGCCAAGATAGTAGAAACAATCGCTACAAAGAAAGCTATAGAAGCTAGAAAGGATGTAGAAGAAAAGTTAAAGTATGTAGATGAAATGCAGACTAAAGTTCAGATAGAAAAAGCTGAGACAGAACTCTCTAAACTTCATCCAGACTTTCAAGAGCTACGTGTTAGTGAAGACTTCCATGAGTGGGTAGCAGCACAACCAAAGTGGATACAGTCTGCTTTGTATGAAAATGACACTGATCATTTAGCTGCTGCTAAAGCGATTGATCTATATAAACTAGAGACAAACAAACCAGCTACTAAATCAGAAACTAAAGAAGCTGCTAAGTCTGTAAAGAAATCTTCTAGAGCAGAAGAACCAAAGACACAAGATCGTAATGTATGGTCAGAGTCTAGGGTAAAAAATCTTAGCAGTAAGGATTGGGAAAAGCATGAAGATGCTATCTCAGAATCTATAGCAAACGGCACTTTTGTTTATGATATTAGTGGTGGTGCAAGATAAAAAAAGTCTTGACAAATTAATTAAAATGTGATATACTTTGTATATTACTAAAACTAGCATAGGTATTTGCTAGTGTTCGGAAGCCTCTTAGTAATAAGACTACCTTCCTGTTTATGCTAACTGAAGAAGTTTCAACTACCTACACTCGTTAGGCCAGGTTTTCCTCACCCTAAAGATGTAGCCTTGAATTGTCAATAGTTGGCTCGTTTCGATAATAGCCGAAAGGAGATGACCAATGGCTTTTAAGACTGCTGCTGGTTACGGAAACCTACCTAACGGTAACTTCTCACCTGTTATTTACAGTAAGAAGGTACAATCGGCTTTCCGTAAAACTAGCGTGATTGAAGATATTACCAACAGTGATTACTTTGGTGAGATCGCAAATTTTGGTGATACAGTACGTATTATCAAGGAACCAGAAATCACGGTTCAAGAATATGCAAGGGGTACGCAAGTAACTCCACAAGACTTAGACGATGAGGACTTCACCCTTGTTGTCGATAAAGCTAACTACTTTGCTTTCAAAATCGATGACATTGAAGAAGCACACTCTCACGTAAACTTTGAATCAATGGCAAGTGATCGTGCAGGGTATCGTCTAAAAGACCAGTTTGACCAAGAAGTACTAGGTTACTTATCTGGTTTCAAACAATCTGCACTACATTCAAATGCAAGTGCAGCTAGAGTTGCTGCTGACAAATCGGGTACTGATCCATTAACTGTTGCAGCAGACGGTTTACTAGCTAACATGAAGATCTCTCGCGCAAGCTTTGTATCAGGTGGTTCTGCCTCTGATTCTATTGCTACGCATCCAGATGGATCTACTGGTGAAGCTACTCCGTTGGAGGTTCTAAACCGTATGGCTCGTTTACTAGACCAGCAAAACGTAGACCGTGATGGTCGTTGGGTCGTTATTGATCCTGTCTTTGCTGAACAGCTAAACGACGAAAACAGTAAGCTTCTAAACAATGACTTTGCTGGTGGACAAAATGCTGGTGACATTCTAAGGAATGGACGCATTATCTCTGGTATGGTCAGAGGCTTTAGAGTTTATATGTCCAACAACCTTCCTTCCGCAGGAACAGGTGCATCAACAATCGACACTAACGGTTCAAGTTCTAACTTTGGTGTTATTGTTGCAGGACACGACTCTGCTGTTGCTACAGCTTCTCAAGTAGAGAAGGTAGAGACATATCGTGACAACGACAGCTTTGCTGATATTGTTCGTGGTATGCATTTATACGGACGTAAGATTCTTCGCCCAGAAGCTCTTTGTCGCGCCATTTATAACATCGCAGGTTAAGGAGGATAGATCATGGCTACATATGATATGACTGATGCCGATACCGTAGGTGTAGGGGCTGACTCGATTGCTGCTTTACCATCTAAAAAAGATAGCCACGTAATGTATAACATTGAAGCTACTCTTGATATTGATGACATGGCTGCAAAAGGATACTCAGGTGCAGACGGAGATGTTTTCCAACTTCTAGAAATACCAGCAGGAGTACTCGTACTTAACGCTGGTGCAGAAGTTATGAAAGCATTTAACTCTTCTGTAACTGCTGATATTGATTTTGCAGGAGGTGATGATATCGTTGATGGTGCAGACGTAACCTCGACAGGTTTCTGTGCAGCAGGTTCTAACGGTCAAACTAACACTGTTGTTGGTTCAGCCGCTTCAACGTATACACAGTTTGTTACAACAACTGATACGATTGATGTTACACTTGCTGGCGCAGCACCTACTACTGGCAGAATTAGGGTTTATGCTACTGTTATTGATCTCAATGAACAGGGTGCAGAACCTGTAGCTGCTGCTAGGGATGCAATAGGCTAATTGATTTTGGGGTAGTTCATTAACTTGGGCTACCCCTTTATCTTGTTTTTGGATATGATATGGCTACTACTTTTCTTACATTAGTTAATGATACCTTACGTAGATTAAACGAAGTCGAGTTAACCTCGACTGATTTTGCTACAGCAACAGGTTTTCGCGCCCAAGTAAAAGACGCAATAAATTCATCAATCCAAGAGATATCACAAAAAGAATTTGAGTTTCCTTTTAATTTTACTGCTGGTTCTTTAACACTCGTTATAGGCCAACAAGAATATTCTTTACCTGCTGATTACAAGATAGCAGATTGGGATTCATTTAGAATTGATTATGACTCAGACAATAATCATTCTGCACGAAATTTAAAACTTATCGACTACGATACATTTATAAGAAGATTTTACGAAAGAGATGCTGAAGCAGGTACAAGTGATTACGATCAACCTATCTATGTCTATAGAACATTAGATAATAAAGTTGGCTTTACCCCCAGACCAGATGCTACGTATGGCGTAAGCTTCAGTTACTTTGCATTCGCATCTGACATGACTAACTCCACAGATACTATGTCTGTACCTGATCCATTTAAACACGTAGTAATAGATGGTGCATTATATCATTGTTATATGTTTAGAGATAATGCTCAACAATCTGCTATAGCTAGACAAAGATTTGAAGATGGCGTAGATAGAATGCGTACAATATTAATTAACAGATTTACAGACGTTAGAGACACTAGAGTTAGCAGATTAATAAACGTACCACATGGTAATATATAATGGTGGATGCCTTAAAAGACGTAACAGTTCTATCAAGAGGTGGACTGTTTACTAACGAAGAAGCTCTTACAATGGCAACCCAAAATCCTGGTGCTGCCATTCGTATGTTAAATATGGAAATATCTCAGTTTGGTGGATACAGAAGAATAAACGGTTATAAAGATTATGATACTACCTATGGCACAGTTGCAGGATTAGGTCAGGTACTTGGAATTTGGATATTAGATAATACTCCTTATGCAGTTAGACGTAACGCAAATGACTTCACTGGTTCACTGGGAACTAACCCTTTTACAACTAGCAACGGAAGTGCTACGATTACAGTTGCTCATACTGGACATGGCCTTGCAGTAGGTGATAAAGTTATATTTTCAGGATCGTCTGCTGTTAATAATGTAACACCAAACGATGTAGAAATGGCAATAGCTTCTGTTGTAGATGCCAATAGCTACACTGTAGTTTTTACTTCTGCTGCAAATGGAGATGGTGCAGGTGGGGGTGGGTCAGTAACATTTAAAGCTACAGGTAAGACACATTCATTAGGTGCTAATCCTTTCACAGTTACAAGTGGTAGTGCAACAATTACAGTATCACACACTGCTCATGGATTGTCTGTAGGTAATTTTGTTACATTCTCTAGTAGTTCTGCTGTAGGAGGTATAACACCAAACGCAACAGAGATGCAAGTTGTTAGTGTGCCTGACGCTAATAGTTATACAGTATCATTTACTTCTACTGCTACTAGTGGTGCTACAGGAGGTGGTAGTTCAGTGACAGCAGTATACAGTCAGTATTACACTGTATGGAAGTATACTACAAGTGGATTTAATAGAGTATTTTCTTTTAGATCTTCTATCGGTGTATCAAAGGTAAGACACACATTTAATTCTTTTACTGGCTCAGAGTCTGTTGTATTATGTGATACTACAAATGAACCTGCTAGGTTTGATGGTACAACTTTTAGTAATCATACAACTAGTGATGATGCAAGTCCAGCAGGAGCAAAGTTTAGCACAGACTTTAGAAACCATCAGTTCTACGGAGGATTTCCTAGCTCTAACATAGGCCCAAATAAATTATTATTTAGTGAGCCTAATGTAGATAATAGATTTAGATCTGCCAGTGGATCAGGAACAATTAACGTAGGATTTGATGTAACAGGTATAGCTAAGTTTAGAGATAGCTTGTTTGTATTTGGTAAAGATAAAATAAAAAGATTAACAGGTACAAGTTCTTCAGACTTTGCTTTGGCAGAAGTAACAAACAATATAGGTTGCATTGCTACAGATAGTATTATAGAAATAGGTGGTGACGTATTATTCTTAGCATCAGATGGTATACGTCCTATTCAAGGTACTGCTAGGATTGGTGACGTTGAACTTGAAACTATATCTAAACCAGTACAGCAATTACTACAGTCACTACCAAGCACACATGATCTAGATAATATGTCATCTGTAGTTATTAGTAATAAGTCTCAGTTTAGATATTTCTTTCCAAAGACAACTACAGCAGCATCAGATACAGCAGGTATAATAGGTGGTCTTAGATTTGCAGATAGAAGAGTTGGTTGGGAGTTTGGAGAGTTACTAGGTATAAGAGCATTTGTTGCTACTAGTGGTTTAATAAATAATGTAGAAGTTACACTACATGGAGATTTAAATGGTGAGATATTTCAGCAAGAAAGTGGCAGTACATTTAATGATGCTGATGTTACTGCT